GGCAACGGTTCTCGATTTTACCGGAGTTCACTTGTTCTTTTTCTTGGTTGTGGTAGTCTCGGGTATTATTAAACTCAACTCATTGACCGATGGCAGGTCGCCCAGTGGGACTGTTGGTTGAGACTGGTGGCAGATGTATTCGTAGTCAATGCGCATTTAATCGACATTGTATCTGTGGTTCAATTCACTGCGATCCAGGTATCTCAGTATCTCTCTGAGATGATTTTTGACCGTCTGCACGTCTATCATTATGTCTTCATCGCTGGCGGGTTGCAATGCTGTTGCGAACATCATGCGTGATACTGCTCGTGCAGCCATTTAAGCAAGGGGGTCAATCCAATGCTTATTGCTCTGATAGGCGGCTCTTATTCTATTTACTGCCTCTAACAAATTTTAGGGGTAACTTTAAGTATTAAGTCTGGGCAGTGGTGAGTAGTTCATCCGCTGATTATTAGCGCTGACCTTGTACATTTGAGGTTTTCTTTTTCCGAAGGCTGTCAAGTTGAGCCTATTGAATTCTTCCCCAAAGTCAGGTTCTATTTCTTTACTGAGATCTAAAGATCGTGAGAAAGTATCCCATATCTTTGGCATGAAAGCGTAATTAGATCTAACAGAAAGATCCATCGTCCAAGTTGCGTTGGCTCCTGTGGTGATACTGATAAATGGTTTTTCAATTATAGCAAAAGCAACTACTTCGCCTCCGAGGTTAACTTCCTCGATTGAAGAGGCAGTAGCGATGGCGTTGAGGTTGTTAGCTAAGGAATGATTGACCACAGCACTCTACAAGTAGAATCTTGGTGTTGACTTGAGATCGATGGTTGTGTGTACCGCTCTAAGGAGGTCGTTAGTGGTTATAGATGATACTGCATCCCTTTCATATAATGAGGATAGGGTAAAATGGCCTAACCTGGCTGTGCCTGATGCATTGGCTCCGGCTCCAAGTAAATGGACATCTAACCGGGAGGCCCATACAAAGGCGCCATCTGATATTGTATCTCCCTGAGAACCATAAATACTTGCCATTGAGTAGGCTCCTTTATTTACGGTATAGAAGTTTGGATAAGCGGCCGCGTCGTTGTTGAGATCACCTGTGGCTGTTATTGTCAAACCTCCGATTTTGGTAGTGGTTCCTAAGTTTCCAGCTGCTCCTGGTCCGTACAGTATAGATAAAGATGGGCAATACATTATGAGTGTATAATCGCCAACGCCTAATGCTGTCAATGCCGGTGACGACATGGAATAGGCTTGGTTGACTATCATATTACTCTATATAATGCCAGTGTGACTAGATGAAACGTTCATATCTGTTACGTATGGTGAGTTGAATCTTCCTGGGTAGTGTTTTGCTGCTAGCATAGCATCCCATTCTGATATTATGGTTTTGGCGCTGGAGTAGACTTGTTGGGTCGCTACTTTCTCTTGCGGTGGCACTTTCTTTTTGCGTTGATAAAGTTATGTATTTGCTGTGCGATTGGCTCTAGCGGGTTTAGAGTAGGATAAGGGGTATAGAGATTGTTCACTCTTGAGTTCCTCCTTGATTTCCTGTTTGATTTCCTGCTTCTCTCTGTTTCTGGCTGCAGGTCGTTATGCTTTGGATGCTTTCTGTTACATTCAACTGTTAGGTTTATTGCCGTAAACTATCAGCGCGTCCCTTTAAATGATGTTTATTAGGTCTAGGTTGCTGATGTTTAACCTGTGGTTGACGTAAGCTTCCGCGGCATATGAGACTGGTTGGGGTGGGTACTTAGCTGCCCACAGCTTATCCAATCTCGCATTGTCGTATTTGATCTTGTGCTTGCTTGTAGCTAACAATAGGTCCTCGATTAGATGGCTTATCTATTCGGACTTGACTCCATACAATATGGCTTCGCGATGTAAGAAAGGGTCATTGTACATGAGTGCGTTGCTACGGTTGTAATACTGCTTGGTTAATAGCAATTTGGATACATCTCTAGTGGCTACCAAGCCTTGAGGCGTCTCAAAGAACCACTTGGAACAGAAGTCTGCATGTCTGTGCTCTCCTACTGAAACACTCTTTATAATCTGTCCAAGGGCACTATCTGTTTCTGCATCTCTGGAGGTTCCTGCTAGTACTGCTTCTTCCACTCTTTGTGGGATGTCTGTGAAATACACTCCGTCATCTCCAGCAACTATGGTGTCTTCATCTCCAGGAACTCCTTATCGCCACAAGTAATAACCTAAATACAGCTTCTACCTGAGAGTGTTGAAGAGTGTGGTGAAAGGATCGCCTGATGCTGTGGTTCCATACATCGTGAGTGCGATATAGTTTTATGGGTCCCCACGGATGTGTCTGCTGAAGTCTCTCTTGAGCGGATCACTCCACTGCATGTGGTTTTGATTTGGTGCAAATGGAATGAACACATTGTGGTTGTAGTTCAATGCATCCAGTACAAACTTGGTGGCTGCCTACTGAGGTGTGCTGTCTCTGAATCGGTTGTCAGGGTGCTCGAACATGGCCAGCAACCGTCTTTGCACTGCTCTGGACTTCCAGAATTCGGTCTCAACTATAAGTTTGAGTTGAGCGTATTAGCAGCTATCGAAGGCTGAGCCGTCGACTGAAACTGTGTATTTCTTCTTCTGTTGCATGGATTCACATATCTGCTCAGTAGTCATGCTGTGTATGAATCCTGGCACTCGGTTCTTAACTAAGTCCCATAATTAGTGTTATACACAGGTCCGTAAAACGTAACCGGTTCCTTGAGGCATTTGGATGTTTCTCGGTCTGCTGTTGTCTTCTACGTAAGGGTAGCTATCTCCATTGTCAGCGGTCAGGAATACTTCTCCACTCTTAACCATAGTCTTAAATGGTCCCATGGCAAACGTGTCCTCTATCATGCATTTTTGGAGTTTTTCTAAATACATGTTACATTTTGAGGGTTAGTCTTTGAATTGATGCCTGGGATAATCATAAAAGCTCTTGGCTTAGAATGCATCTGTCTCTGGAGCTTCTAACCACTGCGTTATTTTAAGCCTAGCGTAGGCCTCGAACTATTCTAGTTCGGTAGGTTGAGTCCTGGAGCCGAAATGGCGCTTCATGGCAGCATATTAATTCTCTAAGGACTTAGAGTGATACTCTATGGGCCTCTCGTTTTTAGCCACGTTGAGAATGTGGTAACCGGATTAGGGCGCTTCTGCGTTGCCTTGATCAAAGTTCTTGACCTTTAGCTTGCCGTTCTTGCTCACTAGTAATTACTGCGGATTGTTGAGTATGTAATCTTACATGTGAGTAAAGGCTTACTCGACCGATAAGTCAGTTACTAGTGGGTTCAATTAC